GTAGATGCAACCTGGTACTTTTTGGCGGCGTTTTTCTGGGATTGGGTCGCCACATTCGCCGCATTCATGTGCGCTTTCCCGTTCTTCAATTCGCTTAGCCCTTGCCAGTTGGTTGGCAAGCGCCACTTCTGTGAATTGGGTTTCAAGACCGCAGGCATGGTCGATAACATCTGCCATCATGCCTCCTTGTTATTGAACCAAATCTTCGGTTTCATCCGGACGCAGGTACGGCACACCGTTGATGCTGACAAAGTCTGGGCTTGTCACCTCGAACGGCAGCTTGTGAACTAATGCACTACCGCCATTCGAATCGGCATCAAGTAGGTCAGAGATTTTGATACGACATCCGAAGGCTTCAATTTTGAGCTCATCTTTATCAATCTTGCCGTAGAACAGCGCGTCAAAATCAGGCATTCCACGCCAAGAGCCGGCTTGTTTAGCGGCTTTGCTGAGCAGGTTAAATTGCTGCGTGGTCAGCTCCATTTCACCACTAGCCTCAACATCTCCGTCGACGTAACCATCTGGCACACCAGAGGTTTTATTGACGGCGGAATTATCGGTAATGGATAACGAGACTTTTTGTGCTTTGAGCTTGTAGTCACCCAAAGAGAAATGCATGTTCTTGCCAGAAATTCTCATGGATTACGCCTCCAAATCTGCAGGGTTAGTAAGATCAAGCGCGATGTTGACCACGATGTGTTTCGGGCAGTTATGAGGGCGAACCATCAAACCGATCGACACTTTGGTTTTGGTTACCCACTGAATGGTGACGTCACCATCTTCTGGCGGCATGATTTCACCAGGGAAGGTAATGCCACCAACTTCTGTCGTTTTCGACATATCACGCATATCTTTGCGGAAGTAAGTGCGGTTCAGCTCAATGCTTGCAGGCGTTGAGTTAAGAATACGGTCGGCAATACGGCGAATCGCTTTGATACGCACACGACGGTTAAGCTTGTGAACAGGGCGAACGTATTCGAGGTACTGATAATCGCCGCCTTTGGCTTCCAATGTGGTTGCGTCCGACCAATACACCCCTTCTAAATCGGCATACCATTGCGGCAATGAGTAACGTGCGTCTGCCAGCGTAGCGATGGTGCTCATCTCTAATGCTTTGCCTGCGCTGTCCGTTGGCATGTCTCCCAAACTCAATACTGAGCCTGTTGCGACACGCATCGGACTGTCTGCTACCGTGACGTTTCGATCACATAGACGACCAGCAAGTACACCCACGTTATTGCCGTTAAGCTGAGGAACGGGTGTCACGAGGTTTGCAGAAACATCTTTCACCAGGTCAAGCATGGCGGTTTCGTACTCTGCCCACGTTTGGCCTGTATCAGGGGTTGAATCAATGCCCGCACAAGCGGCGAGGAAGAACACCCAACGACCAAGTTTGCTAGTCAGCTCGGTTGCTTTCGACTGCATATCATCAAACTGAGTTTTGACCGTGACTGGGTCACAAATAGCAATGCCTTCGAATGAGTCAGTCCGGTTCGCCAGATCAACAGCATCTTGCCACGTATCATCTGCATCTAAGCCGACAATCGCACCCGTCCAGTTTTGCTTACCGTTAAGCTGGGCGGCTTTTACGTTAAGACCAAGCGCATCATCGGCGACAACTTCGTCAAGGTTGGTCATGTTATTAATGCGGGTCACTTTGCCTTGCAGTTCTGCCTTGTCAGTGCGCCCGATGAAAAGCACGTGACGTTCTATCTCAGGGATACCGCCTTGTGCCAAATTGAGATTGTTAACCTCTACCTTTCCGGTTGCCATTGGTTATTTCCTCTGTTTTGCCTGCTCAAATATCTTGATAAGCTGGCGGTTCACTTCACGTTCTTTACTACCGAGAATCTGACGCTCTGCTAATGGAATATCCCAACTGGTGATATTTGGCTGATTAGAGAGTTCTCGAATGAGCTGTCCTGCTTGTCCATGGGTGATGGTTGCCATCAACTCACGTAAGCTGGCTTTCTTTCGTCCTTTGCCGCTTTTTCTCGGTACCGTGTAACCCAGTTCTCTTAGCTTTCTCGCTTGCCCTTTGGTACAAGGTGCTGAGTAATCCGGTTTACCCCATCGCTTTTGCATTTGGCGCTTGGTCATTTTTTGCTTTTGACCAAGGTGGTGCCTTGCTGCGATTTTTGCGGTTAACTTGTTACTCCAAGTCAAATCAAGCTGGTTGGCGTTTCTCACATAAGGCGTTAAGCCCTTGGCCATCCGCTTTAAAACCTTACCTTTCTTCTTTCCTTTCTTTGGTTGCAGAGCGCGTCCGTTAACGTCTTTTTGGGACCGAATGCGCTTTCTGGTATTGGTCGTTTCCCAACGGCCAAGGGTTTTCAGTATCCAGACTCGCTTTTTAGGTGGCAGAGCCAGCATGGCCAGCTTTTCCTGCATGTTGAGCACATCGCGCTCATTGACCTTAATTTGCGGCTTCATTCACCAACTCCGCTTCTTCTGCGGTGTAGATTTCAACGGCCTGTACTCGGTAGGTTTCCCCTCGCCAAGTGATCATTCCCGCAGGGTCAGGGATCAGCTCAATCGGCTCCATCATTTCCAGTTCAATGGCAACGTCGGCTACTTCACTGCTGATCACATCAACCGAAAGGTCTGGGTCGCCTAACTCATCTTCATTACGCGTGGTGTCGTAATCGCTCAGCCAACAGGCAACCAGCGCAAGTAAGCAGCGAGGGTCCAGAAGTCGGTGCGGAAACTCTTCAATACTGATCACTGCGTTGTACTTCCAGTAACACGCGATATAACCACCGTTCCCTCTGTCTTCACCGTTTGGCACGATGGAGCCATTTTCCTGCCAGGCATCGATTTTGTTATCGAGCACATTGGAATTCAGGTGACTGACGATGTAGTCCGTCAGGTGCTCAAGCTTGGTTTTGTTGTAAGTGGTTTCGCTCATATCGAGTCAATCCCATTCGCACTGCGGCCAAGGAGCGCACGCACATCTTTGTTACTCTGGGCGAGAAAACGTGCCTCTTGTTCCGGTTCATCCGTTGCCACGCTTTCACCTTCTTTTCGGCGGTCTTGGGTCGCAAACTCTTTCAGCAACTCGGCGTGAGCCCGACCATAAACCGCACGTTTATAGAGCATGATTTTCGGGTTGCTCAGCACTGGCTTTTCACCATCTACGATCAAGCTTTCTAATCGTCCTTGAATATTCAGCGCGGCGATGGTCACCGCGTAGTTCAAAGAGTCGTTATCAAACGTATGGGGAACACGGCGTAAACTACGAAATTCAGCCGTGGATAAATCCGGCCATCCTTCACCTGGTATGGCGATATCGACTGCGCTGTTAACATTTCCGCCAAAGCTCATAACGGTTCCTTGCTTATTTAAATTAGGGCGCCTCTAGCCACTGGGTCGACGGTATCGAGTTAGCCAGTTGGCTTCTCTTACCTCACCAGCCGAGGCGCGGTGGCGTAGGAGTCTTTACAGATTCTTGCCTTCGTTAATGGCGCGAATACGGGCTTCAATCTTCTTGATTTGGGTACCCACCCCCACTTTGCTGTTCTTATCGTGAGCGTGTTGAAGCAGAGCCAAAGCTTTTTCCAACGTTTCTACGTTGCCAACCGCAGTGGCTTGCGGCTGGCCTTCTTCATTTCGAATCAGGTATAAACCCGCGAACTTGTACCACTTGGCGTGAACCTTCTCGTGCAAGCGCCACTCTTTCTCTACCTTTTCGAATACCTGGGAGAAATAAGGTTCGATGGAATGACCACGTTCGGATTCAATCTCCGCCCATGCCAACACTTCGTCAGCACAGAACGTCGGCCAATCACGGCGGAAGTTTTCTGGCGTTGGTAAGTCCAGCTCAATGGCTTTCATGCACCAATCAATCGCCGTATCCAGTTCTTTAACGTCGAATAGCCAAACCACCATGTTGGTAAAGATTGGGTTTTCGAACGCTTCGCCACTTTCTAAATAGGCTTGAACATACGGCTTGTACTTCGGTACCAGCACTTCACGTTTGTGCTTAATTCGATCAGCGATGGCATTGAATGAGCGCAAATACTTGCGGTCTTCTTCAAACTCAATCAGCTTGATGTGCAAGCTGTCGGTATCTGCACCGGAAACGGCTTCCGGTGCAGACTGGTTAGCTTGCTGTTCAATGAGCTTTCGGCGCTGTTTTGCTAATGGGCTAACCATGCATTACTCCTTAAGCGACAGGCTCAACAACGGTGACCGCTTCAATCGCAGCGAACTTATTTAGATTGCCGATTGCATAACCTTCCATACGGATGTGGTTTTGCTTGAAGCGAAGCTCGTCTTCGTCATTCTTCTGCTTGCGCCACTGCGTCCCTTCCTGCGTGAGTACTTGCAGGTTTTTAGTGTTGGTTACCCAAACCATATCGGCAGGGAAGAACGGCGGCGTATAGGCCTTTTTACCCGCAATGGTTTTGGCTAACTGCTGCGCGGCTTTGTGTTCCGTTGGTGTGTTTGCTGATTCCAGTAAACGGTGCTGCTCTGCTGCGACCAGGTTTGAACCGACGAGAACCACAAGATCAGGGTCTTGACGGTGCTCTGGTGCAATCGTGGTATTGATCAGGTCTTGAACCAACGAATCTAGGTTTTTGTATGAATCCGCGGCTGCGCCTGTTGGGTCGAGTTGGGCTGAAGCAAGAACTTGGCTCGCCTTTTTCTCTTTCGCGATGGTTAACCAACCTTTGTTAACATCCTGACCAAGCGGGTTAGCGACTGGGTCTGTGTTAGCTGCGATAGACGTACCATTAAAGCCAACGCGCAACATGTCTAATGCGAAACGGCGAGAGATGGCGTTTTTCATCATGGTCAACCACTGACCTTTTGAGCCTGAGTTTGCCCACTGAGTCATGGTTTCCCACAAGATATGTGCGCCAGAATCCGTCTTAGTCAGCTCGTAAGTATTACCACTTTGGCCGACTTCAACGCTAAAGCGACCACTGTCTTTACGACCTGTAGACAGGCCATCATCACCCACATCAACAACCTGACCTTTAATTTGCTGAACTGGCAGCAATGAGACCATGCCAAGGAAAGCATCAGACTCCATGATCGCCTGACGAAGCTTGGTTTCCATTGGTGGTGTTAGGTTAAATGACTGAGTACCCTGCGGAGCATTTGCTGCTGCTAACGTCGCTGCACAAAACTCTTGTAGGTAGGTGGTAGATAGTGCATTCAGCATTAAAAAATCTCCTCAGATGAGAACTTCTCACTGGTACCCGATGGGTTCGGCTCTTGGCCTGGTACTTCCTGTGAAAGTTCAGCGAATTGGTTTTCGAGACCGTTCACTTTCTCAATTAACGGTTTTAGCTTTTCGTCCAGAGTGGCAGAGAACTGCTCAACGCTTGTGCCCTGCTCTTCTAGCTCTGGTGTTTCTGGCTCGTCTTGCAAATTGAACTCTTCTTTCAGTTCTTGCTTGAACTCGCCTTTGAATGCAGAAAACTGCTCTTTCAGTGCTGCTTTAAGTTGCTCTTCGGTCACATCGGTGTCCTCTACTTTTGATGGAGTTTCTGGCTCTTCATCGCCAGAAGAGAAAAATTCATTAAATGCCGCGAAAAAGCGGTCTTTGCGCGTGAAGCACTCGGAAAAATCGACTTCTTCCAATGCACTGCACTCTAATTCGGTGGTTTCGCCAGATGAGCGAGAGAATTGAAGGAGCGAGGTACCAGTGGAGGCTGGGGAGTCAGTCGCAGCTAGGCCCATTAAATAGCAACGCCCTTCGCCCTTGTAATCGGGATTTGGCTCGATGGATGTGAACAGCTTTTGCTTTTTGCGGTTGGCTTCCAGCATGAATTCATTTGGCTCAAGCTTCGCGAACAGACGTAATTTGCCATCTTCTTCTTCAGCTTTAAGCTCAACAACATTGCCCCAGTTTTCACCGTAGCCATAGAATCGACGGTGCTCTGGCCAGATTAGTGCGGTGTACTCTTTCGGGTCATAGCTTGCCGCCATTTGCTCAATCCAATCACGGGTAATCTTACGCCCGTCTACGGTTGGCCCCTCAGTAGCAATGATTTTCCAGTCACTAATCTTTGGCATTTTGGTACTCAAACTTGTCATTCACATATCGGTGTGAGCAAACAATACGCCTTTGAATAACGGCTTTCAGCCACTTCAATTCCTACCAATTCGGATTTAGCCAAAACTAGAATTTTCAGGAATTTATCTAGGTCAGCTGCAAGTTTTCGGCGCGTATGATGCAGCTATGGCATATTCAGATGAAATAAGAGAAGCCGCGAAAAAGCTCTATTTACGCGGTGTTCCTCCAAAAGAAATTGCAGCGCAACTGAATCTTAATAGTGAGCGCATCCTTTATACCTGGGCGGAGAAATTCGGCTGGGCTTTGTTGCTGGATGAATTGTCTGTAGAGCAGATGATTAACCGCCGTTTAGCGGTGCTGATAGATAAGGATGAGAAAACCGATCAGCAACTCAAGGAAATGGACAAGCTAATCGATCACCACGTTAAGCTGTTAAAAGCTCACGCTGATGCAAAAGCCAAAGCAGAGCGACACCTTTCGCAAGACAGCTCACCAAAGAGTGATGGTGACTCATCAAAACAAAGCAGCAGTAATGGCAACCGTAAAAAAAGCCGTAAGAAAAACAGCATTGAGCACCTGACAGAAGATGACTTTAGAGGCTGGCACGAATCGCTGTTCGAATACCAGCACGAGATGCGCAATAACATCAAACAGCGTATTCGTAATATTCTCAAGTCTCGCCAGATTGGTGCTACCTACTATTTCAGTGGTGAAGCCTTAGAAGATGCGATTCTGACTGGTGATAACCAAATCTTTCTTTCTGCATCACGCGCACAGGCTGAGGTTTTCCGCAGCTACATCATTGCGATTGCTAAAGAATTTTTAGATATCGAGTTAACCGGCAACCCTATCATTCTCTCCAACGGTGCCGAACTGCGCTTTTTGTCCACGAACAGCAAGACCGCGCAGAGTTACCACGGCCACGTTTATGTCGATGAATATTTCTGGATCCCTAAGTTCGATGAGCTGAACAAACTTGCTTCGGCGATGGCAACGCATAAGAAATGGCGCAAAACCTACTTTTCTACGCCATCGTCGAAAATGCACCAGGCTTACCCGTTCTGGACTGGTGACCAGTGGCGCAAGGGTAAAGACTCTCGCGCCCATGTCGAATTCCCGACCTTTGATGAATTTCGAGATGGCGGGCGACTCTGCCCCGACAAACAGTGGCGTTATGTTGTCACTATTGAAGATGCCGCGAATGGTGGTTGTGACCTATTCGACATTGACGAACTGCGCGAAGAATACAGCGATGATGATTTCAAAAACCTGTTTATGTGTGTGTTTGTCGACGGTTCGCTGTCTGTCTTCAAATTCTCTGACCTTGAAAAAGGCATGGTGGATGCCGCTCACTGGCAAGACTTTAAACCAAATAACAAACGCCCTTTTGCCACTCGGGAAGTTTGGTTGGGTTATGACCCAAGCCGCACCCGAGACAATGCCTGTTTGGTGGTTGTCGCTCCGCCTGTCGTCGCGGGTGAACGTTTCCGTGTTTTAGAAAAGCACTATTGGAAAGGGCTGAATTTCCAATATCACGTTTCAGAAATAGACAAAGTCTTTCAGCGCTACAAAGTGACTTACATCGGAGTCGACACCACGGGTATTGGCGGCGGTGTTTGGGACTTAATTTCGAAGAAATACCCACGTGAAGCGCACGCCATCCACTACAGCAACGAAAACAAAAACCGCTTGGTAATGAAGATGATTGACGTAGTAGAAGCCAAACGCCTGCAGTTTGATGCCGAACACAAAGACATTGCCATGGCGTTTATGGCGATTAAGCGCGTCCCAACGGCCAGCGGTAACGCCATGACCTTTAAAGCAGAACGCAGCGAAACGACCGGACACGCCGATGCATTCTGGGCAATCTCTCACGCCATCATTAACGAGCCGTTAGATCACTCAACACCAACTAAATCAACCTGGGCCACTGCAGCATGACCGAGCAAATGAACACTTTAGTCAAACAAGAAGAACACGCGCCAGAGTCGGTCTATCACATCGACTCCTCACCAGAGTCCATCGACTCAAACAGTTGGATGACCACCTATTCAGATTTGTTCTACAACGATGCCGATAACTATTGGGAACCACCTATTTCACGCAGTGGTTTAGCCGATATCGCTCGGGCCAACGCCTATCATGGCTCATTGTTGATTGCTCGGGCAAACTACGTAGCTGGGCGCTTCCTAAATGGAGGCGCGACCCGCCGCAGACACATTCAAGCCTTTTGCCGTGATTACTTCACCTTTGGTGATGCTGCATTTATTAAAATCCGCGATGGTTTCAAACGTGTGGTTCGTTTGCATCCATTACCTGGCATGTACCTTCGCAGACGCAAAAACGGCAATTTCGTCATTCTGGAACGCGACAACCAGCAGCGGGAATATCGCAAGGAAGATGTTATTTTCTTGCCTCAGTACGACCCACAACAACAAATCTACGGTTTGGCGGATTATCTTGGCAGTATTCAGAGCAGCTTGCTGAATAAAGACGCGACTTTGTTCCGCCGTCGCTACTATAAGAACGGTGCACACATGGGCTTTATCTTCTACGCCACCGACCCAAACCTTAGTGAAGAAGATGAAGAAATGTTGAAGCAAAAGATCGCCAGTTCTAAAGGCGTGGGTAACTTCCGCAGTATGTTTGTGAATATTCCGAACGGCAAAGAGAAAGGGATTCAGCTGATTCCGGTTGGTGATATCGCCACCAAAGATGAGTTTGAGCGCATCAAAAATATTACCGCGCAGGATATTCTTGTCGGCCACCGCTTCCCAGTAGGTAAAGCGGGTATTATTCCAGAAGGAACAGCAAGTATGGGTGACCCAATCAAGATAGGCAGTGAATACGCCAAGGATGAGATCATCCCTGTGTGTGAGCTGATTATGGATGAGGTGAATTCAGACCCAGAGGTACCTAAACACTTGCGCCTTAATTTCAATTTAATACATGGAGATACTGCCTAACCACCGCTCCAAAGCTGTATAAAAACACAGCCTTTTGACGTATGATTATTAAGTCAGTCAATAAGCTAGGTGTTTTATATGAGAGTGTTGTGCCCGGAGTGTGGAAGCAAGAGCCGTATCCAAAAATCCAACCGCTTAACCAACAGTCATTCAGATTTGTATTGCAGCTGCAGTGACCCAGAATGTGGACACACATTTGTGATGAATTTGTCTTACAGCCATACGTTGAGCCCATCGGCAAAAACGACAAGCCAACTAGCATTCAACTTGTGTAAGGCGTTGCCGCCAGAGGCACGGCAACAGCTCAAACACCAACTATCTATGTTGTAAATTACTTCGACATAAAAGCAGTACTCTCCGTTTCGCAAGCCATCTCGATAATACTCAAGATGGCTTTTTGTTTTTCAGAGTCCAACTGCCCTTTCGCATCCGCCAGTATTAAGCTTGCTATGTATGCACCTGCCGCTCGAGTTCGCTCTGTCGCCTCACTATTTGCTACACCATCAATGACGATCTCTAAAGCAGACAACATGATATCGTTTTGATTTTTATCCGACATATCAACACCCTTACTAATCACCAGTGAAATATACTGTATATCCATACAGGTTTCCACAGTGGTTTTTAGACATAATTCACTCATTAAGAATTTTCCTTTGTTACTTCGAGTTAATAGAAATCACGCTGCTACATCATTTAAACAGGCGGTAAAGCATTTCCTAAAAGGGCAAATGCGTTGTTTACCAAAACAAGCTAACTTAGGTTCCAGATCGCGCAATGCCTTAGAAAGTTGATGCGAATCACAAAAACAATCTAGAAATCGAGCTTGCGGAATTGGACGCCCGTGTTAATGGCGCAGCTATGCTTAATTAAAAAATTCAGATGAGGAATTGGGGAAGGAAGGTGTATTTATAGTTGCGGCATGGTGTTTTGGTGTCAATGGCCATCGCCTTAACGACGCAATTTTGTTAGGTTTCGCTCAACTTTTGCCTAATTTTTTATCACCTTGATGTTCATCGTTGAGAAGCTTTAGAAGTTCCATTCCGTACGAAATGAGGTAGGCCAATTGGAATGCTGTTTGATGATTGCTGTGGTTTGGACTGGTAAGGCGACTTTGTGAATTAGTACTTGTTCCTACGCGCAGTATCGGATTTTGCCTGTGCTGTAGATTAGCAGATGTGAACTATACTAGTCTCTGACATGTGATGTATGTTGATGAGCGTTGATGTTTATTGATTATATAAATGATGATATATTGAGCATGTAAATTTAATAATGAAAATAAAGAACATAAGTTGTACGACGCAGAATTTAACATTATCAACTCTATAACAGATGAAACCATCTTGATGGCTGTTAATGGGTTGAAAACAGCAAAACTGATTGAACATGTTCTTATTCACTTACCATTTAATAATGGTGGTAGTGCATCGGCAGCATTCGCTCTGGTAGAAGCGATTCAAAAGACTAAAGCTACGGTGACTATTGAAGTTGACCGATATGTTATAAGTGCAGCAGCTTTTGTGTTTCTTTGGTTTACGGTGTTCAGAGAGGATCATGTATTCCCTCAAACAACACAAAATTGCGATAATCAGTTAGCGCCACCAATTATTGTTTATCACCGTCCACGACTGTGTTACGAAGGAAACATTATTGTTTTTTTAGATGACTTAGACGAAAAAGATAAACGATATGTTGGCTTGAAGTCGGCAACCGATCGTTTCGATGAGCTATTTGATGCACTGGTGGCTATGGGAGGCTATGACCCTGCTTTGCTGCCTGAAGACGGGGAACCGCTAACTGAGTTACAACACGCGGTCGCCGGCTACTACAACAACTATGATTTTATAACTACTTACTAGTAAGGCGGAGGATATATGCTACATATGAAACTTCGTGAAAGCGCTGAAAAAGCACCTAAACTAAGCGCTGAAGAAAAGAAAAAATTATACGCTCGACTCAGAGAGTCAAAAAAACGAGCGCTTGAAACTCAAAAAGCCCTTAATGAGCAAGGCATAGCTGCCGCTAAACTCATGGCGTAATTCCTTAAGAGGTGGTTTCATAGCCACCTCTTTTTCCATCAAAACAACGGCCAGTCATCTTCCAGTTCAGGGAAGAACGACAGGTCTGGTTGTTGATACTCTTGCTGTTCTGGTTGGGCGAATACCTTGTCCCAACCTTCAAAATCCATCCATTTAAGATCATCTGTAGGTGCGCGGCTTACTTCGACCAGCTGCGCCGGACGTTTATTGCCGTGTTCGTCTACTTCCGCAGGGCGGATTTGAATACTGGTTGCATCGTCGATGCGAATTGAGCTGCCTTTTAGCAGTGCGGCCAGTGCCGTTTCATCAATATTTGGCGGATTATTCGCCCGACTATTCATTGGGTCTAAAATTCGGGTTAGCTGATCGCTGACCTGTACCTCGCGATGCTCCGTACAGTTATTGACAGAACTCCGAGAGGAGCCAGAGGCTCCAATAGCGGTCGCTGCGCTCCCTTGGGTGATCGCTTCAGCATCTTCGATAACCTTTGATTTCTTCTGAATCGTCCAGACTTTAGTGCGAGTTTTCACGACTGCTTCTGGTGTTTGGAAACCTTCCACCTTACGCACGTCTTCACCGTGAGGTGATGCGAATGGTAGTACTTGATATGAGTTGGTGATCAGCAAATCTTCGCGTTTAACGAATGGTCCACCCTGCCCCATGATGTAGCCTTGCCAATTACCATGATCTGCGGCTTTTAAAGTTTCTGTGATGCTTGAATCATCAGTATTTAAACTTGCTTGGAAACTATCCCCTATTACTTTTATTAACTCTTTATTAGAAATCAGCTTACTAGGCTTGATAGGTCCAACTAGGTCACGCTGTATCTTAATGTACATAGCAAGCAAATCCTCTCGCACTTGCATGAAGAGGTATTCCATAAAGGCTTTTTTGTTTTGGTTCGCGAAGCGGCGCAGCTCTCGGTAAGTCGTAACCGGCGCACCACCAAAAAATTGAAACTGGCGAATCGCCCAGCGGCTTTTCCATGCGCTGACGTTCTTCGCCATGTCTTTGACTGATTTGCCTGTTTCGTCGGACACTTCATCGTCCATAGCAAAGCCGTCGATGTTCTTAGAAATGTATTTAGCAATGTAGCCCGTTGCTGTGCCTTTCTCTGGGTCGATATAGCCAAAATCACAACGTGGGCGGTAATCCATAGGACCCACATAAGCACACTTACGAAATGGCTTTTGCTTTTCCTTTTCGTATTGCGGGTGCAGTTCTGCGCGGTCTTCTTGGGTCGCGTATGAAATAAAGATGTCACGCACTTGCGCCACTTCTTCCAGTTTTACCCAGATCAGCAAATGCCAGTGTGGTGTTCCATCGTGATGAGGCTCAGCAACACGTACGCCAAACCAGCGGATTTCTTCACGGCCTAATTTGGCGCGAATACGCTGCCAAGCATTGTTTAAGTACGCTTGTGCCTCTCGTGGGCTCGCACCGTTCCAATGCTCGATGAAACCGCCTTTCTTGTATGAGTTGTGGTATTTCGACGGCGTGGTCAGAGTCAGGAACAAGCCTTGTAACCCAAGTTCATTACCGATGTCTTCACAACCACGGCAACGCACCATCAATTCATGACGGCGAATCGCAGGGTTAGACACACTTTTCAGAACCATTTCGGCTAGGTCTGCTTTCTCTTCGGTTTCTTCGTCAAAGAGTTCACACTGCTTGATGTATTCCCAGTTGCGCTTTTGTTGCTCTTGGTGCTCTCGAATACAATCCCAAGACGCATAAGCAGAAGCTTTTGAAGATACTTGCCCCATTGCAATGGCTAGGTGCTCACGCATAATTTTGCGAGCTTTAACCAAACGACCAAGCCACCACTTTTCGCTAATCATGCGAGAAATGTCTTGCAGTGCAGAAAGCTCATTTTGCTTCTTGTATTTACAAGGCGGCTTAATGCCAAACTGAGAAGTGAAAGCCGCTAACTGATGGTAGCCTTCAACGACAGGGCAGAACGTATCGTCCTTTTCCAGTTCAGCTTCGGTAATGCTTTCCAACTTAGAAGAGGTAATGTGGAAACGCGCATTCATGATTTTTCCAATCTTGAACGCCATCTCTTTGAGTTCGTCCAGCTCCAGTTCCGCCAAGATGCGGCTTTTTACTGGCTTGCGGTTTTTCTCCGCCTTGTCGAAATCAAAGCGAAGTTGAGGTTTTGCTATCTCTGGATGTGCAGACGCAAAGTCGCTTTGGTCAGTGTTATCGAGTTCTTCACTGAGCAAAGCAACCTTTTGGGTTGTTGGTAACTTCTTGTATTTGCGCAATACCATGATTGCACGATCTGCCGCAGGGCCAAGGCGTTCACGCAGAAAGGTATTTGAATCTTTACGCCCCTTCTTTTTGAAAACCGAGATATAGCGATTTACAAAGTACTTGGTCAGGTACGTTGGTAACTTTTCTACTTTTGAATAAGCCCACTCAAAATCATCTGGGTTCGCTTCGAACAGTTTACGTTCTAGCACGCTCATGTCGTCAGGTTCTTGCGACTCATCAAAACGTCTTGCACCAAAGCAAGCATCCGCTAGTGTTTTTGGCGCTTGCGGAAAAACGTGCAAACTTCCCCAACTTTGACAAGCCAGAGAAGCAGCACGTTTGTAGTCATGGTCAAAACCGAACTTATCCAAGTCTAATAGTTCGATTTCTGTTGGTTCGCTTAGGTACTTCGACACGATAGTTCTTATCCACCAAAACCTAAAGCAACACGCCAAAGCGGGCTAATGTCAGTTGGTTTCTTAATACCAACCTGTTCAATTGGTTTGGCTGTTGATTTAGCGCGAAGCTTGCGAACTTGCTCAGCTCGCTTATGGCTTTTCTGAACCTTCGCTACCGCTTCATCTATGGTGCAACCTGCTGTCAAATGCTTGTAGATTGTGGTGTGCGTGGTACCAATAGCTTTAGCGATAATGTTTACACCTTTGATGCCCTTCCACTCGTGATTAGCAACGCCGCAATTGTTCTCACGGCCATCAACAAAATGAACCGCTTCACGGATGGTTTTGCCGTTACGTAGGCGTGATTTCAAAGTACCCAGTGGAACGCCAAACGCTTTCGCGATCGCGGATTGACCTTTATGACCGTCTAGTTCGTAGATGTAATCTGATCTCATGCTGCCACCATCCCTAATTTTTCTTTCGCAAATACAACAAACCGCTTTTGCCAATCTGGCTCATTAACGAAGCTTTCCAACTCTTCAATCCGAATGTTCATGGTTACACCCCAACCTTCTGGTCCAGCAAAGTAGGCAACCGCGCACTTTTCGAATGTCGCCGTTCTGCCTTCAAAGACTTGGATTTTGTCTTCATCTACAGAGAGGGAAGTAATCTTCTTGTATTTCATACCGCCTCCAGTTCCTGAGTGGTCACCAACATAAAGCCGCCTTTTCCGTTTCCTTTGCTCAACACACCTTTGGTTAGGTGAGTACAGCTAAGGGAAACACATGCCTGTTCGATCGCTTGGTCTAGTGATTCGAAGTCGCCAACCATTACATTGGCAACTTCTTGCGTGTCTTCATGGCGAACAACGCCACCATCTGGACAAAGCATGATTGCTGCGTATTGCATGGCTTACTCCTCTTCTGCACACTCATAGCAAATTGGCATCATGGCTTCTTCGCTGGTATCTAAATCAATATCTGCTTCTCGGTTACACGCCGCACAAATGTGCGCATGAATATCACTTTTACATTCATCACAAATCCAGCGACCGCCTCCATCGGCGTGTGGTAAGAAGTAGCAACTTTCAATTTCTCGACATTCCGAACAATTCGTCACATATCCATCTCGCATCAAATTGCCTCCAAAGTTGGGTATCCATGCAGTGGTTCGCAGTCTCGCCACCACGTTTGCATGGTGGTGTTTTGGCTTGTGCTTTTTGTGCATGCAGAGATAAAGAAAAGCGCGCGGATTGCGCCAATGGCCTGATGATGCGTTGCGTTGTCTGTGGATTGGTTGAATACCACGACCCAGTAAACCCACCATGCGGTGATGAAGTCTTCCAGACACAAGCCTTGCTCAGTACCGTTCACGTTAACCAGCATTGCTCGAGTAGAATCAAGCTCCAGCATGTTGCCCCGGCTTGATTCCACCGAATTGAATACGCGAATAAACTGCTCGATTTTGCGAGAAGTGAAACCTTCATACCGAAGGCCAAACTCTAGGTCTTTGCGATAGATTGTCAGGATGCTCATGCTCCCACCTCCGCTTTTGCTTCGGCAGCTTCACGGGCTTCAATGACGAGCTCTGTTATCTCGCTTTCGATTGCTAATAGTTGGGCAAAAGCATCTTCTTCGCCGAGTCGAACGCGCTTCTTAAACAAACTATTTCCACCCGGTTCGTACTGACACCCTTTCACATAAGCACTTGTCTCAAACCAATTTACGTTGGCTACAAAGCCGGTGTGAATTTCAATTACATCCTGATTACTGATAGCCAGCGCATTAATGGCGTTCACAATGTCTAACACTTCACGGTTGGTGTTCAGGCCGCTAAATAGCTTTTGCTTTTGCGCCAATGCTTCTGCTGGTAAATCCGCATGCCCAATCGTGCCTACATTACGGTTGAGAACTTGGTCTATGAGGTTTCTTGCTTCGGTTAACTTTTGATTGGTATTCATCTCTATGCTCCTACGCTTAGACGAAAAAAAGGCCCCCATGGATACAGCGGGGGCAAGGCTGGCTTGGTGATTAATGGGTGTTGCTGAATTGGTAGTGTTTGAGGCGACGAACATCGCCGAGCGTGTTGTCAAAGCCCACGATCATTTCTTTTAGGTACTGCATTCCTGAACGGATTTTTTGCAGTTCTAAATCGTCGAACGACTCAAACTCACGTTGGTAATCTTTTGGTGACATACCGCCAGCGATAAGAACTAAGCCGCGGCTTTTGTCTGGCAGCTCGTTGAACACCTTTCTCAACTTGCCGCGTGTAGCGGAACCATTGAAAAGCGCTTTGCATGCAGCAATGCTCTCGTTGGCGTTGGGTGCTTGTTGTAATTGTTCTTGTTGAATAGCTAACTGACTCATGATTGCTCCTTAGGCTAAACCCGGAATTGGTGCACCGTTGGCGAAAAAATCCAGCCCCATAGACAACATGGGTGTTGCGCCAGTCGTGCGGTTCTCTAAATCGGAAATCATCAAAACAAGGTTGCCGAGTGCGGCATGCGCTTTGGCTAATGTCTTGTTTTTGGTTGAACGCGGCAGGCGCTCTGCGGTGCACATTTGCATTGCATCGCCAGAAAGCTCGCCGCTTAGCGCGTTGTTGAGCAACGTGCGCTCAATGAAGTTTTTCTGTTCTGATTCCTGTGGCAGTGCCACGGTCACGGTGCCCAAATTGCTATAAAGAACGTTATGGATGGAGTAGTCGCCGGAGTGGTAACACAACCAGGCTAACTCAATGGCGTATAGCTTGTGCGGCTGCTCTGGGTTGAGCTTGTTACGCAGCATGGTTTCACCCATGTCCATCTTTCTGGCGAGTCCTGCCATGTTGTGATTGGTTGCAAATGCGCAGCACGCCTCGTCAAACGCGTTTTGTTTGGCCTCACGTAATCTGCACATGGCGATGTTAGCGTCCATGTTTGACAATCCTTATAGCAACGTTGGAATGCAAATGACTGCCCAGGCGAATAAATGAAGCCAAAGCGGGCAGTAAGTTTTGGTTGGAATCAGGGAGGAAAAACGCATGGCTTATCCTAATTTTGCCAGCGCTTCGCGAGCGGCTATCTCATTCATTGCAATGAGGTTTACCAGCGGCTTTTCTTTTGGGGCTTTTTTTTCTTGGATGATGATGCGGCCTTTACGAACGTAGTCTCGAATCGTTTCAAGCTTGAGACCAGTGATGCGAGAGTATTCCTCAAACGTCACAAATGGCACGGGTAATACTGGGTTGTATGACAACATGGTGGTATCCTATTTCATTGATTTAATAACATTTCACTGTACTCACGATTATTCGCACTAATCAGGTACACAGGGATTATTGATCTCATTTGACATAGTTGCAAGGTCTTATTTGACACCATTCAACATTTAAGTGGGATTTTTTAGAGCTAGGTCTTATTTGAGCATGAATGAGAACGAAAAAATATTGCCGTACGAGTACCAGAAAGGTCGAGAATTCACTGATAACCTCAAAAAGGTCTTAAATTGTCGCAACCTAGAAGAGCTAAGTGAGATCTTGGGAGTACCAAAATCTACATTTACTACATGGAATGCACATGACAGAACATCGCATGAGTTAATGGTTAGGCTTCATTTAGCAAAGGGAATCCCTCTAGATGAACTTGCTTTGAGACCAGAGGATAGAAACTCTGAAACTCAAAAAGGATCGGCTAATTATCCTAGTTCGGAACGTTCGATAAATCCGCAGGCTAACTCTGTCATCATCAAAAGCTTCTGCTTAACTAATGGAAAGCTGCTAGATACAGGCGAAGTACCGTATCCAGTTCGCCGTATTAATGGCTTTGGTTTAGAGAATGCAGATCTGATTGAAATTGAAACCAACCAAAGTGTGGTATTGGTCGATAAGAAAGAGAACGACGCAATGAATGGTAATTACCTCATTGGCATCGACGGCCGATACTCAATCAACCAGGTTCAACGCCTACCCGGCAAACTCGCTATCGCTTTCGACGGACAAACGATCGAAGTTCAGGACGGTGATATCGAGGTAATCGGTAAGGTAGTGTTAGAAACGAAACTTAAATAATAAAAATTGGCTAGGGAGAACCCAAATGGCTAAAGAATGTAAGCACGTTAAGGCTTTTCGCGAAAAACACCTAAAACCAAGTGAAACGATTATCGCTACTGGTGAAGGCTACATCGGTGAAATGATGGGCTCAGGTGACAAGACCCAACACAATGGTGCTCTGATCGTCACTAATGAGAAAGTGTATTTCTATCGAAAAGGATTTTTTGGCGAAGTTCTAGAAAATATCCCGCTTAAAAGTATTACCTCTATCGAGCGTAAATCTACCCTAGGCCACTATACGGTTAGTCTTCATACAAGCCACGACGCTCTTACATTCAAATGCATGCAAGAAAAGGAAATTGTCCAAGCCCTTGTTGATGCTATCGAAGACGGTCGCTCCAACACTTCGAGCCAACCGAATGTATCTTCAGCCCCTGCCGAATCAGCGATTGATAAGCTAAAAAAACTGGGTGAACTCAAGGATGCTGGCGTTCTTACCGAAGAAGAATTCCAACAACAGAAAGCCAAGCTGCTAGCTGAAATCTAAGTTTAAGAAAAATAAAAATATTAATTGGCTAGGGAAAAATAATGAAATATGTAATTGGTCTATTTCTTGGGCTGTGCGCAGCATTCAGTTACGCGCAAGACGACATGAAAGTGATATTGGTTGGTGATGGGTTCACTAAAAATAATCTTCCAGCAGCAACCATCTATAACTGCACTAGCGATGAACAAAGTTGCATCCAATACACTTTCAACTCCAAATCTCTATCAGAGCTTTTAAATGGTAAACAACTGACCAACAACATGAGAGATAACTTAGACCTTGAAGCCACCGCAAACATGGATGGTCAATATTTCGTTATTTCAAATAAGCACAAGACGCGTTTGGATGTAGAAGTCATCAAAAACGATAAAGAAGCTAAAAAGCTTACGCTTAGCTATAACCTTGTTCTTGTTTCATCGAAAGGCTACGACAAACAGCTTGCACTTCATGGTAAGTCCCTAACCGTGGAAGGCGATTTTTATGACACTTTGGTTGGTATCGCCAACTGACACCTGGTGAAATGACAATGAAATAGTCGGAAGAAGATATTAAGGTAATTGGCCGTGTGGCGGTGACTTTAAAGAAAGATTAATAATAAAATTGGTTAGGAGTTTGAAATGGCTCATTCATGGCAATGCCCATACTGCAATCACAATGCAACTATTGATGGAAATCACTTGAGTATTGGTCGCCACAGTTTTGACCACGGTAATAAATTCAAGGTGGCGCTCATGATTGAAACTGAGGTGATTACTTGTCCAAACCCCAATTGCTGCGAAATTTCGATTTCTGCAATTTTGGTCAAAAAATATGCACACATAGACCAAGAGCCAGATGCCGTACTACGCTCTTGGCAGCTTCAGCCAAATTCAACAGCGAAGACTTTTCCAGATTACATTCCAAAAGCAATCCGCTCCGACTATGAAGAAGCATGCTTAATCAGAGACCTTAGCCCGAAGTCATCGGCAACATTGGCACGCAGATGTTTACAGGGAATCTTGCGAGATTTTTGGGAAGTTAAACCTGCGCGTCTAGTAGATGAAATCAAGAGTATTAAAGACAAAATTGACCCTCTTACATGGGCAGCCATTGACGGTGTCCGTGGTATCGGGAATATCGGCGCTCATATGGAAAAAGACATTAACGTGATAGTTGATGTTGAGCCAGAAGAAGCAGCTCTGTTAATCAACCTTTTAGAAATTCTCATTAAAGAGTGGTACATCAACAGGCATGAACGTGAACAACGTATGCAGGCCCTTATTGGTGTTGCGCAGCAAAAGCAGGAAGATCGAAAGAAAGCTACTGAGTAGGTTGGCTATTGGATTCAACTAATCGATAGTACGGTGACGCAAAACTATAAGGGAATATCGTGACTAAAAGCAAATCATCTGAGGTGTCGAAGTTAACGAAATGGCTTTGGTATACCGTAATCATTGGGCTAATCCCAATAGGGTTACGTTTGTTCTTTTGTTCGTTTATGGAAACAGTTAAGCCACTCAACGCCGCAGACTTTATCGCTGTAGGTTTTGTACTACACATATCCATTTTCAATGAATTGGAACATATGTCAGGCGATCAAACCTGGAAAACAATGAGTAACGCCGGGTCGATTGTCGCAATCTTTTTTTACGGAGCGCTGACGTGTTTATTATTGATGCTCGAATCGGGTGTTAAAGGTATCAATGTCGAACATTTAACCAATTCGTCTATGGTTCTCTCCGCTTGTTCATTTATACTCTGCTTTGTCATTTTCTTTAGACTCAGTTCAAAAGCAAAATCTGAACAGCACGAGCAAACAGATGGAGAAGTTACATGTTGAGTATCCTTATCAATGCAATCGGCATCATCGCGGTAATATTGACTGTCACATTTTCCGTTTGGACATTTATCGATACCAAACGCAAATACTCTATCGACGCTTTTAACGAATCTAAAAAAGAGCGCTTATCTGCTGCGCTAAAACGGCATAAAGATAAAACTAGGCTAGGAAAATGATTAAAAACTTTATCTATTTGGATGAACCAAAACTCTATTCTTTCTCCTCTCAACTCTTCGAAGGCGTTACCGAATACGTCCTCAACGAACATCATGTTGAACACACCGATCAGCACACACAAAAAGGTAAACTAGCCTCTGGAAAAATCATTGCGGATGTTATTAGAGAAACATCCTCTTCAACAACAAAGAAATTCCTTCACGATCACTCATTCAACCTGTTTCAAAAACGATTAGAAGAAGAAAGCAAGCTTCTTGACATAAATTCACTGGCCTCTACAGAGGATATCCTCTCCTCAATTTCCGATTATTCCTTTGTCAAAATCAAGGCTCAAATGCTGGTCGCGGATTCGCAAGAAGTACTAAATATCTATCGAAACTTTAATCGCATTGGTGAGAATATAATCATCTCCCAGATGCAAACTGAGTTAACAATACTTGAGCAAAAGCATTTAAGTTCAAACGTTAAAGACAAAGACTCTGCGGTGTCTAAAGAGTTTTTCAAAAACCATAACATCGAAAAACAAGCGCTTGAATCCAACTTAAGACAGCCTAAGTTGTTTCAGGAGTCTCTTATTGAGTTGCTTGAATTTGGCCAAAATGGTGCTCTTCAATTTCATCAGTTATTGCACGATACTCTTTTCTCATCGTATCTAGACCGAGACCATCTAAGAGAGCCTTTAAATTCAATTATCAAAAAGTACTCAAGGCTGACACAAAGAGAGTTTGTTGTACTTGGTGTCATCAGCCACAAGTGCTCTGATGATCCTTTCCAAGAAAAACACCCCTTAGCTCAAGTTACTTCATCTGATGATGTTGGTGATATGAAGTCTAAAATGAGAGCTATTTCGTCTTCGATGATAGGTGTCAGCAAATTTACCTATGGCTTGGAGCACAACGAAATCATAATCGAACCAGTGGCGATTTATACCGAGCTATAGAAAGCTGCATGCGTAACACATTAAAGGCCGTACTATGTCTAACATCCATGAAGTCCCATCAGACATAATTTTCGAGAAATTTCCAGTCATCGATCGTAGGTCTTATGCCGAACATCTAACCGACTTCCTCAACGAAAAAGCTGAAGATGGTTACGTTCTTAACCTCAATGCTGAATGGGGAGCGGGTAAAACTACTTTCCTCCAGTGCTGGTATAACGAGCTGAAAGAAAAACACCCTGTTGTTTACTTTGATGCATGGAAGTCTGATTTTACTCATGACGCTATGTTAGCGTTACTTGAGGCTTTTCATTCACAGCTGATGAGTGCGATTACAGAGAACAAAGACCTACTAAACAAACTAATGGAAGGTGGCAAACATTTTGCCAAAAATACTTCATGGAAGTTAATCCTTGGCTTCGTAAAACGCCAAGGGGGAATGGAAGCTGATGATTCACTGTTTTCAGACATATCAGATGGACTAAAAGATCTTGGTCTAGAAACTAGCGATTTAACCGATTCACTTAAAGACACTTTCTCCTCCATGCTTGAACAAAAGCAAAAGGTAGAAGGCATTAATGACTTTAAACAGACTCTTGTTGAATTAAGTGATGCATATATAAAGGTTCACAATGATAAATCTACCCCAATCTATGTCCTGATTGATGAACTTGACCGCTGCAGACCGACTTACGCTATAGAAGTAATTGAATCAGTTAAGCATTTCTTTAATACAAAAAACTTTGTTTTTGTGCTGGCTACGGATACCGATCAGTTACAACATTCAATTAGAGCTGTATATGGTGAAGGGTTTGACTCAACTAGCTATTTGAGTCGTTTTTTTGATAGAAGCGCTACACTTTCAGCTCCGACGTTAAAGCAGTTCATTGAAATTGAACTGACGTCTATAGTTGGTCCTATACCCGGAAAATACGAACATTTTGAACTTATCTCTCATATCATTACATGGCATGGTATTACATCGTTACGCGAAGTAAAAAAAATACTCAATGATATTGAAGTAGCATCCTCACAAAAGAAATCTTATAGAGTGCTACCTCTCGTTGTTCTCTCTATTCTCCGTCATCGTTATCCAGAGTTTTACAAAGAACTATATGCTCGGCACGATTCACCATACAATTCTCCAAACTCTCATAGTAAAGATAAAATAAATCAGTCTAGTATTGTTCCGCATTTCCAATTAACTAAACACTCTTCAGGAAAAGTTTCTGTAAATCATATTTTGTATCAACTATCTAGAAACATTAAAACAAATGCAGATATTAACGATATTACCTACATAAATTCGTATATAAGTGCTGAAATTAACCCCTCACTAACAGGAGGTAAAGTCGTAAACATTATTGAAGCATTTTCACATATTTACAGAACCCACTTAGAATCCGACGAACATGCAGATAGAAACGACTACTTTTCTCTCTTAAATTTTGCAGGTTATATGACCGATGTCAGTTCGTAACCTCAAAGATGGTAGCAAAAAGCCTTGGCTCTGTGAGTGCTACCCACATGGCCGATCGGGTAAACGCATTCGCAAACGCTTTGCTACTAAAGGTGAAGCAGTTTCCTTTGAACAATTCACCATGCGCGAAGTTAACGACAAGCCCTGGCTTGGTGACAAACCCGATCACCGCCGTTTGTCTGAGTTAGTTGACTTGTGGTTTAAGCTACATGGCAAGAATCTCAAGTCCGGTGATCACACTCGCCTACGTCTAGAAAACATGGTTTTAGATTTAAACAACCCGATTGCTTCACACCTTAACTCAAAGCAACTCGCGACTTATCGCTCTAGTCGTTCCAACAAAGGTCGAGGCCAGCAACACAAAGAACTTTCCATCGCTTCGAATAATGTGGACTTTGGATTGCTAAAGGCGTTGTTCAATAAGTTGATAAAGCTTGGAGAGTGGAAGCTACCTAATCCGGTTGATGGGATTGAGGCGATTAAAAAGCCGGAATCTGAACTCGCTTTCCTGACCGAACAAGAGATTCGTCACTTGTTTGAAGTGGTTCAACAGAGCCCGATTGGTGATGAGCTGACGAAGATATATAAAGTGTGCCTGGCGACTGGGGCACGTATCAGGGAAGCAATTTATCTGAAGGGTTCTAACCTGACGAAATACCGCATTACCTACAACAACACCAAAAGTAAACGGAACAGAACGGTTCCGATCTCTGAAGAGTTGTACAACCAAATCTATAAACCAACGAATGACCGACTTTTCACTTGCGGTTACGGCGTGGCGTACAAATGGTTAACTAAAGCCCTTCCCCACTTACCAGAAGGACAAGCAACTCACGTTTTACGTCATACCTTCGCGAGTCACTTCATGACTAATGGCGGCAACATTCTTGTACTGAAGGAAATCCTCGGTCATCAACATATCGATCACACGATGATTTACGCCCACTTTTCACCAAACCATTTGAGTGATGCGGTAAGGTTTAATCCGCTTACGGCTCTCAAAATCTAG